CAGTACCAGCACCTGAATCCGCGATTATCCCATATACCTACTCGCTGATTGCCCCTCCGCACAGGGGGATTCACCATGCCAGTTTCTTTTAACAAACTCCCCGCAAACCAGACAACAGTCAACCGCCTGAATTGTGAGACATTTAAAAAAAAGGCCCGCAAAAGCGAGCCAGGGAAAATAAGTGTGGCGCGTTGTACTGGATTCGAACCAGCGACCTGGCGATTATGCGTCGCTCGCTCTCACCACTGAGCTAAAGGGCCGGGAGCAGAATAATAACGGTCCGTAATTAATTCCGCAATAAAAAACCCGCTCAATGGCGGGTTCTGGTAAAGTTCATGCGCTTGGTTCGCCTCGCGATACAGCTTTGCGAAGCATACAGGAATTGAAGCAGTTTATGTGCAAAAATGCAAGAACTTTTTTAAAGCTGCATCAACCTTTCCACCAGTTTATCTCTGCGAACAACAAACCAACCATTGGCTCTCGCCAGTTCCAGCCATGACTCAAGGGAAATAACAATATCATCATCCCGTAACTGAATTGTGGAAACAGTGACACCGCCTCTCTGATAACAGAGAACTCGCGTGTCGTAACTTTTCTGGCATGAAACTGGCGCTGACGGATCCTTTTGTCTGAAATAGCAGTCTTCCAGCTTTTCGAACACATCCCACGCCTGATCGGTTTCCAGCATTTTGGCATGACGGGCTGCTCCGCGTTCTGTCCAGAGGATGAGGGAGCGGGCTTTCGGGGAAATTTGTAACCCTCTTAAAGATGGTTGCAAATTTTGTGAGTAGTTTAAAGCTACCCGCAAATTTTTCAGGGCATCGCCAGCCACTTTGAAAAAATGCTTTCCTTCAATAAAGCGCTCAGCATTTCTGGCGTAGTTATTTTGAATGTTCTTAACTCCAGCACCGTACAACTGCGCCAAAAGTTCGGTGGTAATAACAGGAATCTGGTTATGGGTGATCGGGGAGAGAGTTTCAACAGAAATTTGAGTTGTCATAATGACGCCCTCTGGTGGTTTCTAAACCATCACCACCGTCAGGTTCCTAATCATCGGGTGGTGAGACGTACAGGGTTAGGAACTACCGGGAAACCAACCGGCGAGCTTTTCAGCTCCCCCATACGCCCCACCATAATTCAGATGTGCGCGTGCATACGACAATAAAAAACACGCTCGCGGCGTGTGTCTGTCGCGGTCTCTATCCGGGGTTCCTAATCCCGACGCCAGATTTTGCTGGCGCGTGAGGAATATAGCCCCGGATAACAGATTGAGTCAACAGACAGTTTTTAAATACCCGGAAGAGAATGCATCACGCATCGGCAGATAGAGCATATATTCAGCAAGATTTAGCCATACATCTACCCGACTGCAGCACGTCCGAAAACACCACTCAGGGTGTGCATCATTTAGCAATTCAGCCATTTTGCGCTTACTCATCCCCCGCCCTTCATATCTTTGCCGGAGGATACAAATCAATCCTGGGTGTTCTGCCAGCACTTCACTAATCACCCGATCAATGCATAACGCCTCTGCATCAGTACAATGCACCAGCCAGCTTTTTTGCTTGCCGTTGATCATATCCCGCAAAAAAGCCTCAAGTTCAGGTTTGTCCAGACCTGCTTTTTTCATCCTCCGGAGCGCCTCATTAATTGCCGTTTTTGTTAGCTTTTTAGAGGTCAGCAACTGGTTAAACATATTTCCCGTCTTACCGCCGCCAATATACGACCAGCGCCCCCACATACGTAGTTTTCCCTGAATCCAGACACTTTCCAGCGTGGTGAGACGAAGGTGTTCTCCGCTTTTTCCTGTATTCGTTGGGTAAATCATAAATATCCCTCCTTTCTCCAGATTTCTTGTGTGCGAAAAACACCTTCTGCATGCATCAGGCGTAATTCTTCTTTGGTGTAATCGCCGGTTTTTACCCGCCCGTCGATTAAATCGTGGCACGAGCTACAGGCAATCGCTGCCTGCATATCGTGTGGCTTTATCGCTGTTCCGCACGTTCCCGCCAGTCGGTAATGCGCCAGCACAGACGTTTCGGGATTGTGATTGCAGTAGCCAGGGATTCTGACCTGGCACATCTGGCCCCGCGCTGCTTTACGTAAATCCACCATTACGCAAACTCCAGCAGCTGCGCGGCCACATTTTCGACTTCCTCCAAAGAGGAGAATTTACGGAACAGGATCCAGTTCCACAGCACATTCAGTACAGATTTATAAACCTGCTGAAACTCGGTTTCGTCCATGTTCGCAAATGCGATAGATTTTGCCCTGCGCCCACGACTACCGTCCGGATAAAAATGTTCGGTGTAAAATCCGGCCTGAATGGTTACCCATTCGCGAAAAGCGTCAAAGGACTTGAGTAAGGCCGTATCCCGGGTTCTGCAAGTCGTAACGGTGTTAAGGTATTGCTCTGCGGCATCACTCAGGGCTGGCGTATGTTCCCGACCTACTGATTCGCACAGGAAATCAACGAAACCGGACACCAGTTCTCGTTCGCGAGGCGTGATCGCCCCACCGTTCGGAGTCCAGTAATCGAATCCCAGTTGCAGGAGTTTGAAAAAACGCTTGTGGAACGCGTAGTTACGCACTCGCTTAAAGTCCGCGTGTATCCACTCACCTATTTTGATTTGATGCAAAAAATCGCAACTCTCCGGCGTCGCCGGGAGAAGTAATCCGGAAGAGGTTTGTTTGACCAGTTGTATATGCGCCATTGCTGTCTCCAATGGCGCTGTAGGTTGCCAGTTGTTCAGGCTGGCTTACGAATTATAACTCATTCCCGAATCACCTTGAAACCGAGCCTTTCAAGATATTCAATGAATGCCTCGATAGATAAAATTACATGATTATCAGGGATTAACGTTGCGTAGATAACTTCCCCATTCTCAACGCGCACAGCATAGAGGCCATTTTCACTAAAAATTTCACGCAATTCTTCGATTTTCATCAACAGAATCCTTCCAGATAAATAGCACTCCCCTGCTCGGGGTCCATCCCTCTTCTCCCTGCGCGCTACTTAAGTGCATCGATTCTAGTCAGGCATACCCGCTTATCAACAAACGAAGGTCGGTTTAGTGGAGGAATCGGCTAAAACTTGATCTGTTAAAGTAAAAAACCCGCCGAAGCGGGTTTTTTGTATATTACATACTCTCAATGTCATTTTTTAGTGAGTGCTTGTGTAACTCCATGGAGTAATCAACATCACGAAGAGTTTTTTCAATCTGCTTGTTCCCAATAAAAGGTTTATCTTCAGGGTTACCCCAACAGCAATTCCCCTTGGGCCATCCATGTACTTTCCGTACTCTTCCGTTAACAACGTGAAGTAATCCCCAGCCGGGTGGTAAATCCTCAATTGAAATAATTCCCGGCTCACTAATAAAGAATCGCCAGTCGCCCATTCCAAGAGACGGATTTTTACGAAAACGCTTTTTTCTATCTGCCAACAAGTCAGCACGAGAACATTTCGCCTCTATCAGGCATGATGCTGAATTTCTGAATCCCATAGCATCTGGCTGTTCTCCGGTACTGGTTACAGCTATAAAGCGGTCATGAAAACAAACCTTGAACCCGTTGCGCTTAAGGAACTTGTACGCAATCTGACAGAGTTCGCGGTGTGTTAACGCCATATCACTCTCCTTTGATGCGAATGCCAGCAAGCCAGTTTCTTATGCCGATATATTCAGCGTTCCTGAAACCGCTTTTTACATATATAAATGGCAAGCGAAGATTGTGACCATTGACTGCCAGGTAGTCTTTACAACCCTGTTCGGTGAAACAGCAGGTAACGAATTCATCAATATCTTTCACAGCAACGCGCCGCCATTTTTCTGGTGGCTCTCGAAAGTTTTCATGAAGTAGCTCGAGACGACGACTATGGCGTTTATTGGCTTCATTGCCATCTTCGTCAACCCAGACAATCCGGTCATGGTCATAATCAGCATCAACAACGATTTCGCGCTTTTGATACACACAAAACATGGGATCTGACGTTATTCGATTGTCCTGTGTTCGAATATTTTCACCGATGATGCCAAACGAATCTGGTGCAGATTTTGTCTGCATCTCTTCGATACGTTCAGCCATCGCAGCACACTCTTCAAAGTTGCTTAATGCTTTTCGCTCCCATTCGGCGCATTGTTTTTCCAGTTCTGCTATGCGCTTACTTCCATCCGCGATTACTCCCTCGTAATATTCACGCTGCTCGTTGAGTTTTGATTTTGCTGCTTCAAGCTCAACGCGCAGCTTCCCTACCGTAAGCGCAATATCCTCGTTCTCCTGGTCGCGGCGTTTGATGTATTGCTGGTTTCTTTCCCGTTCATCCAGAAGCGCCAGCGCAACATTTGGATTAAAGGCAGCAATAAATTCAGCGTTTGCATAAGCCTGAACATCTGTTTCAACCAGGCAGTTAACATGACATTCTGCAATTACGCCACCGGGTTCTCCTTTCCATTTTTGACAAACAAAAACTCCTGTTATATTCCCATGCTGATTGCCCGATGTATGCCCTACGATGTAGCATCCTTTAGTTGCTTTCTCTGCTGCTTCACGCAGCGCCTGATAGTCAATCTCGCTCATTCATCGCCCCACTCATCACAATATGCTTCGACCGCAGTTTTCCCTGCTTCATAATCATCACGCCATGCTTCAGCATCAGCGGCACTTCCACCGCGTAACTCTGCATAATCCATTAACAGTTCATGCCATTCTTCAAAACTGGCGTTATATTTAGTTGAACCAAAATCAGCCATTTTGTCCTTCCTCTTCATCTTTTATTTCGTGGTATGAGTAATTGCAGTGGTTAAAGAAAATTTCTTTTGCTTCGTCATGAATTTCATCAGGTGTTGCGTCATCATCTACTTCGAATACATCCTCAAAATCTCCACCAGCTATTCCCGTTTCAATAATTATTTTGAATTTTCGCATTTCACTACCGCCATTTCGAACGGCCTCCTGATGTTCTGAGGGTGCAGAAATCCCTCCGGTTAAGGATTAAATTTTTAACAGTGCTAAATTTAATTATTCAGTTCTTGATTTTGCCGCCCTGCGTATCCGCGCTTTCGCGTTACGCTCAATCTGAATTAGCTTTTCTATATTTTTCCGCCTTTCCTGTTCCTCCTGTCGCAATAGCCTTACGTCATCTGCCAGTCTGGTTTCTCTTTTCGCCACAGAGAGCATCCAGTCAAACGGCTCCACAACTGCACCGCAGATTTTACAACGGACCTGACGCTCTTTTTCGTCAACCCG